TGGCGCAATAAACAGAGAGCTTCAACATCAACATCCTCCTTTAGACTACCGTCTGAGTTGAACACAAGTAGATACAGTCCCCTAAACAATTTAGGGATCTGTACCCTAGTAGACACCGGGTGAGAAGCTGGCAGTCCACTAGGAGTGTACTTACCTGCTGATAGACACCTGTCAAGGTGTTTTCCCAGGTTCGCGAGGTCTACCATTAGAAACGGTAAACCGCGAGTGCCAACAAGGGTAAGGAGTCTTCGCTGATCTTTGACCAACTCCGACTCCAACGTCGGAAATGCGTACTTTGCATCTCGAAAGATGCCCAGGTACACGCTGGTTAGGTCCTCGACATAGCTTTTCAGCATTGGAGTGTTCCTCGGAATGCTCTATGCTACGTCTAGCTACACGGAGATCAACCTGGCCACCTCACGATGGATAGCTACCAGGCCCTTGGCGAGTCCTTGTCGGACCCTAAAACCGAAGGGCGAGGTAGCATCTCTGTTGTCACCCTTAGCGGGTGCAGAGTCCAAGATCCTACGTCACGAACCCCAGTTAAGGAGTTCAACCGCATTGGCATTCGCCGTCGCGATCAACCAGTCCGACAAGCAGTCGGTCTGTTTCACGTCGACGTCACTGGGCAGTCGCTCAATGACAATGTAGTCCTTGCGCTCGTATTCGGGCACACTGGACGTAGCGAAGATCCGGTCCACGATCTCGACATTGTGTCGATCGTACTTCGGCCGCGTGGTCGAAGCCTTTGTCGTGGTATGCCGAATCTTCACACGAACCTCATGGGTCGTGTTCCGGAACATGTACTCAGAAGAGTACTGATCCTGATTGATCTTGTTGCACACGATGTTTCCATCAGCGTGCGGAAGCGTAAGCGTGTTGCCAAACATAGGAACCTCTGTGGTTAGGAACTGACGTCTATCGGCGGAAGCCCGTAGACTGCGCTTGCGCTAACAGTCCACCCAGAATTCCGCATTGTCGCCCCGTTAGGAGCGGTAAGGTAGGAGCAGGTATCGGTGACAGTACCAAGTAAGGACGAAGGTCCTTTCGATACAGCCTTAAGTGGCTGAACTCGTTAGGGCCACCAGAAGAACTGGTGATCCAACTTGGTAAACTCGTAACAGCATAGTATCGAGTAACTCTCGACGTACGCTGAAACGAAAGGCTCTCTAACTGCAAGGCTAGTGAATTTCCGAGGCCGGCCAAAAGCCGACCAAAGTTAAACCACCAGTCAAACAGCCAGCTCCATGGAAGGAGCTCCCACAAGGCTTGCATTAACCCCATGCGGGTCATACCCGTAGCAAGCCGCATCGCGAGGCCAATCAGCGCCTCAGAATCCGAGAGATCAGGAAGGAGATATCGCGTCACGAAAGTAGGTGCCCAGCGACTGGTCACCCACTCCTTGATGCGGTACACATCCGTCCAGGTGGCATTAGATATCCACATGTAACTCTCGACGATGCCGGACCCAGTGTCCGTTTTAGACGTGGTAGGGAGTATCATCCGACTTCGGATCGATCGACCATCAAGCAGCCTGAGCAGTAGCTCGAGTTGCCGGGCTATAGACCGTTGAAGGTCTAACATAGCCATCAGGTCGCCCACGAGAGGTTTCCACCCAAACTGAGCGCCAACGTATTGGCTCCCAGTCTCCGCTGCGGCATGCCTAGCGGCAGCCAGCCCCTTGGCAACTTTGCCAGCGGTTGAGGCCCCTTGATAGAGGCCTTGAGGAGGCTTTCGTGCAGGCCTACCGGCTCTTTTTAAGAACCGTTTGCCCGCACCACAAAGCAAGAGTGGAAGATCCATCAACATGGGAGGAATAGAGAGGCCTTCACCCAGAAACGCAGGCAAATTAATGCCTGGCTTCTGCGGGTTGGTGTTAGCCCGCGCCTGAAAGGCGAGATCGCTCCAATTTGGATCGACCGCGTACTTATCTGCGCTTGGGATAGCACTTATCCGCAATGCGGTAAGAGCATAGTTAGTAACTTTGTAGTTACTAGCCTTAACCCCATTGTACAAAATCATGTTACGGCGTCGTCGATCAAGCAGGAAAGGATTCTCCTTGTCCCACCCATCTTCGACATCCTCGCATGACCCGTACTCGCCAATGAATTGGTCCCAGGAGGCAGGGGCACCGTTCTTCACTACTTGTGAAGGGACGTTAACCCGCCTATCGTAAGACCGATACCTAGTCATTGGCTCTATTCCTTCTTCTAACGAAACCGAAACCTGCAGGTTCACGCAAAAACGCATGAGTCTCACAAAAGGTTATGCAAGACTAGCCCCCGGCACAAGCCGGGG